CGTGCCCTTTGCTGTTCTAAATACAGCATCAAACTTCTCGTCCATAGACGCTTTTGGATCTCTAAGAGTCTTGACTGCTTCTTTGTAGTTAAACTCTGAGTCGGGAGTGGCAGCTTCGGCAGGTGTAGGTGCCGGTGTGGCTTCTTCAGACATCGACTTAATATCAGCGAGTTTGATTTCGCGCTCTTCGCCGTTTTCGTCTGTGCCCTTTACTGATGTGTCAGTAACTTCTGTCGGCTTGAGAGCTACGTCTTGGCCGTTTACGTTAAAGCGAATACCTTTGTCATCACCAACTGCGTCTTGAAGCTGCTCGGCAAACGAGTCAGACTCTTCACGAAGAATTTGTGGCTTGTCGGCTGCGTTCTTGCGGCCCTTTGCTTCTTGCTCGGCAACCCAGGCTTTTTGCGCTGCGTCGTCACCGTCGAGGCTGTTGTACTTTTTAAGATCAGCTTCGTAGTCGTTTTGGTCGCGACTAATAACGTCTTCTACGTCTGCCCATGTGTCAACAGCAGGGAAATCTACAAAGTCAAGTTCTTGACGAGCGGGCTGCAGTTGTGGCTGGCGGTGTGTAGCCCGACCTGCGGAACCAGGACCAACATTTTCATAGTCTTCGGTGTGGTTGTATTTACCGACACCGTTGACGACATAACCATCTGGAGACTCCCATTGAGTAGCGTATTCTTTGCCGCTCGAGTCCTTTGCCATTTTTACTGGCTTCCAACCGTCAGGAGCTCCAGTCTTTGATTGGATCATCTGCGCCCCTGATACGAACACGTCATCAGGCTGCACTTCGCCCTGGTCAGGAAGACCTTCAAGTCCTTCTTGAGGAATGATTGCCTTTACTGCAGTACCTTTGTTTGACGGTACCTTTACAATTTGACCGGCAACATTAATTCCATTGCTTCCGCGCATGAGCTCAACCTCGACAAGGCCACTATTTGCGTCTGCTTCTGTACCACGGCCGACAACACGACCGGAAAAGCTGCGGAATGAGCCATCGACCATCTTCATCTTGAATGAAAAGCCACCGCCCATGAATGCGAATCGACCATAGCGGTCACGGCGCTGAAGCTTTGCACGCATCGAACGTGCTGCGCGAGAGTTGCCGCCAACAAAGCTCAAAAGACCAGCAACAAGAGGAACTGGAGTATAAGTGCGGACGATTTCAACGTCGCCAATGTCAATCGCTGCAGTAATTGGTACAAGCTGTGGACCAGCAGCGATAAGGCGAGCAAATGCGTGTTGACGTTCGATCGAACCTGGCTCTAACGAGTGAGCACTCGCAACAAGAGCTCTAATCGAATCGTCGACAAGTGGATCTGATGCGACCCATTGTGCGCGAGCAGAACGAAGCGCGCTAGCCGACATCGCGTGAGGCGCTGTTGAGAATGGGTGCCCGATTGGAAGCAAGTCTGAGTTTTCAAGAGATGAAACAGTTGCTTTTGAGATAGTCGCGAGCGAGATAAACGAAGACAGCGCGCGAAGAGCTGAGAATGATCGAATCTCTTGCGATGAGTTGCTTGTGTACGCTAGGCTACGGTCAACTACAGCTAGTGCTGCTTGGCGTGTAACTTGGCGCTCTGGTCTAAATTTAGAGTTTGATTTATTTACGAGTGCAATGGCTTCTGCACGAAGCTGATCAAGCCACTTTGTGTCACGTCTACGCTTGCTCACAGCGAATCAACCTTCCTACGCGGAAGAAGATCCGCGTCTTTGCTATTGTACAATGAAACGGAAAGATTCTTTGCACGTTCAAATGGATTTTCATTGTCTTTCACGCCGCGTGTCCATGCCGCTTTAAGGGCTGGGATCACAGAGTAACTAAGACCTGAATATTCGGCCATTGCTACAAGAGCCTCGTTGGGAGACGCGTACTCTTTTTCGTTTTTCAAAGTGATGTACATCTCAGACTCAGCAACCATCGACGCAGTCACAGCTGTTGAAGCTCCTCGCGAAGATTTTGGGTGCCCTGTCGGAAGAAGATCATTGTCTTGTACGTACCCAGAAACTGGAGAAGATCCAGACGCAAGAAGGCGCAAGAATGCATTCACTCTCGACACAGCAACCGCATCGCGACTTGTTGTGTCGCTCAAGTTGCCAATGTACTCGTGCGCGCCTCTGCGATAGACAGCGCGCAGTGTCGACAATGTAGCTTTGCGACCGCCCGGAGCTTTTTCATTGTGTGCTGACATTTTTTCTTTGAGCATCTCGTCAGTGTTCTTTGCGAAGAAGACTTTGCGCTTAGCACTTGCAGTAACTGCTGTCTTCTTTTCTGGACGATCTTGCTTTTGCTTTACAGTTGCCGCTACGACAACCATTTGAGATCTGCATCCACACATGCAGTCGAGGCCGCAGACACATGCTTCTGGAGAACACATGCAACCTTCTGAGCAGCATGGTGCCGCTGGAATAGGCTGGGCTTCAACGATGGTGGGCACGATAATCTCAGCAACTTGCAGAAGACCAGCGTCAGCTTTTTCCAAGCGGCGTGATGGTTGAAGACCAGAGATTACACGTGCCTGCCAAGACCACTTCTTATGAGTGTCTTCGCGACCGGCGAGAAAGTCTTGTATTCCATACTCACGACAAGCGCCCGCGAGCTCTCCTGCTGCCTTGAGCTTTTCAATGATCATTTCATTGTCGTGAAGAAACTGCATTGTCATATCAATTGGCTCTCCAACGTGGACTGTGTAGTCTTCGACGCACGAGCGGTCGAGCATGTCGGACAGTGAGCCAGGCGCATCAAACTCGAGCTTTAAGATGCTCTCGGCTGTTTCGTCGATTGATCCGTAAAGATCTTCTTGAAGCATTCCAAAAAATTCATGAAATTCTGAAAAGTCCTTGCCTTTAACGTTCCAATGGAATCCGTGAAGTTTCAATTGTACTGTGTAGACACTTGCAAGAAGGCAGCCAAGACTTTCGGCAAGATCTGCTGTTGAATCGTTGTGAAAGCTCATTTTAGTTCGCTCCTATTACCTTATGACTAGAAAATTGTACTTCATTGTAGAACATGTCACTCTCACACGAAACCTTCAAAAGGATTTTCTGGCGGTGCTGGTTCTTCCGCAGTGGCAGGTGGTTGCTCAGCGGGTGCTGCTTCCGCAGCAGGTGCCGGTGCAGTGCCTTCAGCCGGTGTCTGTCCAAGCATTTGCGCAACTTCAGGAGGAATCGGTCCAACGCTTGAAGCTTGCTGATTTGAACGTACAGCATCAACCATGTCAGGTGCGAACGCTTTAATTGTTGCCTCAGTAAGTTCAGGCGTGATCATGCCCTTTTCAAGGATGGTGCGCAGTGCGACTTCATTCGGACTTGGAGCGTCGGCTTCGCTGAATCCGTGAGTACGGCGCCACGTGTCAAAGCTAACTGCCATCTTGTCAAAGCCCGCGTCTGCATCGGCTGCGCGGTCGTTACGCGTTGCTACTTGGCTTGGGTCGTACCAGATGACAAGGCGATCAACCTGAGATTGGTCAAAACCGTTTGCGATGAGATACGGGCGCAAGTAGACAACAGTCAACGCATCTGCGATCAGAAGCATAAGTGGCTCAATGTGCGCCTTGTAGAGCGATTCATCAATCTGCATGGCGTTTGAGTACTTGACGTTTGCCAAACCAGTAACGATGTCCTTAGGAACATCAAGTCCCTGGAGGATACGCTCAAGAACGCGGTCTGCGCGTTGCGCGAGTGCAGGGTCAAAGCTACGTTCAAACTTGAACTGCTTGATCTTGTCGCCAAGTTCAGCAGGTCCACGAATAATTAACGGCACAACCGCGCTTGCTGAGTCTTCATCGCGAATCGGCGTGGTCATCGCGTCAATGAGCTGGTCCTCGAACTCGTCTGTCGTCTCCTCAGGAGTAACGCCGGGGCGTGAGTCATCATAGTCATCATACGGGTAGTCAGGATCTGGAGACGCTGCTACAGAAAGACCGTCAGGAAGGTAGAGCGCGCCAGCGTTCAAACGGGAACGCGCAGTTGCACGGAATGTGCGGTTCAAAAGCAAAAGTTCTGCGCACATGTCGAGCAGCCCACGAAGTGAAGAGTCCGCCTCTTCAGAAAATCTTGGATGTGCACGCCAGATGCGTCCAACGAATGCTTTTTCAGGAAGTGCAAGAATACCATTTTGCACGCGCTGAGAATGTCCACCCTTGCTAAGTAAGTCACGGCGTGAAACGATCCCGTAGTTATTCTTAGAGTCGATCTGGACCTCGTCAACTGAGCGAATATCCCAGGATTCAACGATGCCGCTTCCGAGGCGTGCTGGCATCTGTACGAGGTAGCACTCTCCGGTCACGGAGATGTTTAGAGCCGCGTCGCGCAGCAAACCTGCTTGACCGCCATACGCTGAGTCTAGGCGCGCTAGAGCGCGCTCTGCGGCGGCCGCAAGGCGTTGGTCGACAGTACTTGAATTACGTACAGGTACTGGCGTTTCAGCGGGGTTTTCTATTACTGCGGCATAAAGGCGAATTCTTGAGACAACAGATGCCACGAGGTTAAAAGCGTACTTGATTTCGCCAATTGCGTCGTAGTACTCCCAGGCTTCTGATTGCCATGCGGAAGACGGTGCCTGGCGGCGCATCTTGAATTGCTCAGCTTCGCCTTTATCATTGAGACGGATCTGAGTTGCGGCCGCGGTAATCGTTCGTGGTGTCCCGTAGGTTGCCGCCTGCGCGGGAGTCAGACCTGAAAAGTACGTAAGTGGCGACGAGGCTGTGCTCTGTCGTGCTGTACTTGATTGCTCTCGGCGAAAAACGCCCATCTAAAACTCCTCGTCGCTAGAACGGAACTAGTCGGTCAGTATTGACTAATGCGGCTCAATAATCCTGCTGCACCAGACAAGGCAAATATACCCCAAATGGTGATGGCAGGTGTTGGAGCTATTTTATACACAGTCAGAACAAGTGATGATACCCAAATGCTGGTACACCAGTCACAAGTAATCAAATAGCCAACGCCGCCATTGTGTGGTGGGTACTTTTTCCAGATTTTTTCGCGGATTTTTGAGACAATCTCATCAGTTGTGATTAGTCTTGTGATGCGAAACACGGCAAGAGTTAAAATAATGCCGTCTAAAAAGCTAAATATCATTGTGTAGGGTCTTTCATTGAGTAAAGTGTCTTGTATGGATTCCACGCTCTCAACATGCTTCCGCAGCCGCAGCCACTATCCTTGCGGAACGCAAGTGCTTTTCCGTTGACTGTGATCAGGCGCGTGGTGCCTTTCTTGTCGAGAAGAAGCGTGTCAGGAAGATACTTCTCTCGAAAGATCAGCATTGGGCCGTTCGATCCGTCCGCGGCAACCATGATCATGTCTTCAGTAAGAACAATGCGGACAGGCTCAACTCGGCGCGAGTGCTCAAAACGCTTAATGTCCGTAACCTGGAGCTCTGCGTAAATGTCACGTGACACGAGGTTAGGTGCTGTGACAAGTGCCTGTGCTGGAAACAGGTCATATATAATCTTCATAGCTTTACTCTACTTACCTAGCCTGCGGGCCATTGCTCGGTACGTGACGCCTGCCGCGGCGGCAAGCTCAGAGATCGCAACGCCTCTCGAGTACGCTTTGTGAGCGATACTCGTTAGCTCGTCGTTTGCGGAGGCATAGACGCCGTTCGGATTTGCGCGAGCTCTATAGCGACGAGCCAATGGCGCGATCTTATTGATTCGAGCCTTTTCTGTTGCCAGAAGAGCTGGAGAAGAGGGAGTGT